GGCGAGCGTGTAGACTTCGAGTGCCATGGTGGTGGTCCTTCTTCTCGCTCAGGCTCAGGCGACCTGGTCGATGCTGAGAGCGAACTGGTGGAGAACGTCGATCGGCTGGAGCGGCACGCGCGCGCTCATCCGCGTCTTCGGGTTGGCCTCCTGAATCACCTCGGTGTCCGCTTGGATCGTCGAGGCGTTCTGGAGCAGGTCGGCCTTGTCCCACTCGTCGGTCTCCTTGTTGATCGCGGCCTTCGCGATGCGCGGAGTGACGACGCTGGCCCCCTGGATGCGCTGGCCCTTCACCGGGTCGGGGCCGATCTTCTTGCCGGCGAACTGCAGGGAGATCTTCGCCTGCGTGTCGTCGCCGTAGAAGTCGCAGATCGTCACCTTGTGCGCATCGCGGATGCGGTAGTCGGCGACGGAGCTGGTGAGCGAGCGCGTGGTGATGCGCATGACGAGGTACGTCTTGCCCTTCGCATCCACACCGATCGGGGTGAGGCCGTTGTTGAGCGCGCCTCGGATGACGGTGCGCGTGGGCGTGGTGCCCGAGCGCGGGTAGGGAACCGTCCAGAGCGTGTCGAGCGTGGTGGCACCGAGCCCGAGGGAATCCCAGTTGCAGCGCATGCCCTGCTTGCCGGGTGCTTCGCCGAGGGCGTAGAGCGCCGCGAGGTCGGCGGCGAGCTCGCCCGGCGTCCAGTCGCACTTCTCCATCCAGATCAGCTCGGCGCGCGCACCGTTGAGCGCGACGGCGATCGTCTGCGCGTTCGCCTCGGTGTCGATGCTGCCGAAGAAGCAGCGCTGGCGGATGCCCGACGTGGGAAGCGCCTGGCTGTTCACCTGCGTGAGCAGCGCGACGGCCTGCGTCTGATCCTCGGCCGCGCTCACGATGTAGTAGAAGCGCGAGGCGAGGATGGTGGCGAGCGCGGTGGCGTTCGTGTCGGCGGTGGTGCCGCTGGTGAAGAAGGTCTGAGCCACCACGTCGACCGCGGTAGCCACTCCGGTGCCGGTGATCTGCGCCGAGCCGCGGAGCCAGTTGCCGCGCGGCCCCTTCTGTTTCGCGGTGAGCGTGAGGACGCCCGCCACGTTGCCGGCGGTGACGGCCCAGTTGTTCTGAGCGTTCACGCTGTTCTTCACGTTCGTGGCGATCGTGGTCACGTTGTCGCCGGAGGTGATCGCGGTGTCCACGAACTCGTCGCCGACGTACAGGCGCACGTTGCCGTTCGCCGCCGCCGTGGTGGTGAAGGTGAGGACGAGCGTGGCGTTCGCGCCGGCCGACTCGGCCACGACCACCGCGTAGATTGGGGTGGTCTTGTTCTTCGCGATCGTGCGGCGCCACATGCGGTGAAGCTCGGAGCCAGGGCCGAACAGCGCGATGGCATCGGCCTCGGTGACGAGCGGCGTGGACGTGAGCCCGAAGGGGCCGTAGATGACGGTGCCGACGGTGGCCGATCCTGCACTGGTCTTGTTCCCGATGAGGAGGATCGGGTAGTCCGACGCCGCGCCGCTGGCCTCGCCCTGCGCGAAGTTGATCTCGACGTAGGTGCCGGGAACGGGATCGTTGGCCGCGAGGCCGGTGAGCGGGATGGTGAATGCCATGGGTCAGCCCTTGTCGTTCGTGGTGGTGGTCGTCTTCGCGGCCTCTGCGTCGGGCGCCTTCTCGGCCGCCGCGCGCTTCGCCCAGAACTCTTTCGCGTCGCTCTCGGCAGTTTTCGCCGCCTTCGCGTCGAACTTGATGCCGGCCGCCTTCGCCGTGGCTTCGTCGCACGCGACCAGCGCGCCGTCGGCGATGTGCTTCAGGTACTCGGCCGAGGCCGGAACCTTCGTCACGTCCTCGATCGCCGGCCACGCACCGGCCACGCCGACGTCGGGAACGAACGTGCGCCCGATGAACCGACGCGCGCCGGCGTTCATCGCTTCGTAGTTGGTGACGAGCGCCGCGCCTGCTGCGCGAACCGTGAGTGATTCAGCCATGGTCGATCCTCATTGCTGCTGCTGTTCGCGCAGCCATTGTTTGCAATATGCAACGGCCGTAGCCGTGTCTTCGTCGGAGAGCTCGGCGTTGAACGCCATGGCCACGCCGATGCCGGCGCTGGCCGCGGTGGCAGCGATGTCGGTTTCGAGGCCGAGCACGCCGAAGTTCGTGGCGGTCGCCAGGCTCGCCCACGTGCCGCTACCACTTCGCAACGTGAGCACGGCCGGCTGATCGTCGACCTGCATGCGCGTGGTGGACGCGATGCTGCCCACGCTGGCCGAGACGCGCACGACCGCGATGTGCCAGTCGGTGTCGGTGACGAACTGGGTGTCGAAGGAGCTCGCCGAAGCGTAGAGGCCGAGCCGACCGCCGACGGTGCTGACGGTGTTCGCCTCGATCGCGAGGGTTCCGATGGTGGCGGTGGAGGTGACAAGGGCGAGCGTGGAGCGCTCAGCGACGTCCCAAAGACGAAAGGCGACCACGATGGTCTTGCCCGTGTCGGCCCCCATCGAGCTCACGATGGCGGAGAGCTGCGCGAGTGCGCCGTCTCCGACCACGACCGGGATGCCGGTGTCTGCGTCGAGGCCGTAGCGCGGTCGGTTCTGCACCGCCGTTGGGACCATGGCGTTTCCGCCCGAGACTTGGTTGGTCCAGTTCGCCAGGAACTCGTTCGTATCGCCCGCGGTGCGCACGCCTTCGCTGGCGACGAACAGGGCTTTGAGCGACGCGATGCCGGCGATGGTGGCGGCAGCAAAGTCGATCTTCATGTCCACCACTTCCACCGGTGGTTCGTTACCACTTTGGGACGTGATGACGGCATCGATGCCGGTGAAGACGCCATCGAAGGCGCCGTCGGGTGCCGGCATGTCGCGCTCGCGCACGGTGAGCGTCCCGATCCACGTGGGAAGAAGGATGTTCGATCCGGTGACGAAGGTGCCGAAGGTGGCGCTGTCGAGGGAGATCTCCTCGATGCCGGCGAGCTCCCACACCTCGGCGCCCGACTGGTACTCCTCGTCGCCCATGTTCTCGATGCGGTTCAGCAGCACCGATTCGACGGCGTGGAGGATCGGCCCGATCTGCTCCATCTGCGCGGCGGTGAGCGACGGCAGCGAGTAGGTGACTTGCCACGTGGCAGCGTTGCGCATCCACGAGGAGGCGGCGACGCCGTACTTCGATGCCACCCGGTAGACCGAGAGCAACGGGAACGGGACCTGAACCTCTTGTAGCCAGGGCCGCGGGTCGTAGGGAATCTTTGCGGCGATGACCTTGGTGATCGCGCTGATGTCGTGCTGCCGTGCTTCCGAGAGCAGGCGGTCGCCGACGTGCGTCTCGATGATCGACGCGAAGTATTCGAGGGCGTAGTAGACCGCGGGGTCAGCGTCGCGCAGAAGCGACTGGGAAACGTCGGACGTGAGCGGGTAGGTGGCGCCACCGTGGTTGAACGTGCCGTACGCCATCGGTACCTACTTGGGATGATTCGAGAGAGTCGAGTGAGGGCAGCGCGAGCTTTTCAATGGCTTTGAAATGACCGTGAGGTCATTGCGTGTAGGCTGCACTCGTTGACTCTCTCAGTGGACCCGGCGGGAATCGAACCCGCTGCCTCCCGCTTGCAAGGCGGGCGCTCTACCAGGTGAGCTACATGGCCCCATGAGAACTACGAACCGGAAGCGTTGAACGAGGCGACGGCCTCGCCCACGTAGTAGTCGACGCCGTAGTCCAGCACTTGCTGACCGACGTCGGCGGCGGTGCCCATGAAGGGTCGCGCCTTGGTGCCTGGGTGCATGACGCGCGATGCGAACACCACTCGACCGTTTTGCACGAAGCGGAGAGCTTGCTTGCGCTTGGGCGTGATCTCGTGCGGATCAGTGCCGCACTCCACGAACCGCGCGTGCTTGGCTCCGGCTGCCACCTCGCCTTCGAGGTCACCCACGCGCTCGGTGATGCTGTTTCGCAGCGCACCAGTAACGTCGTTGAATAGCGGCGTGGAGCGTGCGCTGTTCGCCGCAGCCTCCACCGCATCCTTCAGCCCTTGGTTTGCAGCGCGACGAAGGGCAGCGTGGAGGGCGCGGACGGAGACACGAAAGGCTGCGCCGTCGAAGATCGGCGCGGTCACACGTCGCTCGGCTTCTCGGCCGTGGCTCGCACCACGAACTCGTAGCGGAAGGGGCGGGTGGTCAGCATGTTGATCTTCTTGAACCAGCCACCGGCCTCGTAGCCGGGTCCGGTGATGCGGAAGAGGAGTTCGACCGGAGCCACACCCACGGGCGGGTCGAAGTCGGGCACGTTGATCTTGGTCGGCGTGAGCGGGCCTACGCGAAGGTCCTGCTCCTGATACAGCCCGCCGCTGGCGATGATGTCGCGCGAGGTGACCTGCACCACCTTCGGCTTGTATGCGGCGACGAGCAGCGTCTTGGTGTTGTCGTAGGTGGTGCCGATGCCCACGCGCTCACCCGAGTGCGTGCGCTTGAACACCTCGACCGAGAACAGGCGCAGGCCAAGGTCGCCGGGGATCTCCCGAACGTCCTCGACCACGTCGAGCAGATCGTCGCGCAGCGTCATCAGTGCACCGACATGACGGCGCCGCCGCCGCGCCCGCGCACGTCGCGCAGGTAGTCGATTCCGAGGACACCGGCGAGCTCGCGCCGCAGCATGTCGCGCGCCTGCCAGAGTGCGCCGAAGCTTCCGAGGATCTTCATCATCTCGCTCGGCGAGAAGAACTCCACCTCGTCCACCTTCTTCACGCCCGCCGTGCCCATCGCCTTGACGAGCTTGTCGGTGGCCGCGCGGATCTGCCGAAGCAACTCGCGGATGATCGACTCGCCACCTTCGACGGTAACCGGATAGGTCCCGGTGTGAGGCAGGGCGAGCAGAAGCGCGACGGACGCACCGCTCACCGCTTGCGCCGTGGCAGTCTCCTGCCGCCCGTCCACGTCGACCACCACGCGATCACCGGATGCGAACCCGGTGCCGCTGGCGAGCACAAGCGTGACGGGTTCTGGCACGCGCGGATCGGCGGCTGCCGTGACCGTGGTGCTCGACGTCGTGCTTGCGCCGCTGAGCGTGTAGGGAGCGATCACGTTCTCGAAGAGCTGCGTGATCCCGATGTACGGCTCCGCACCGAGCGAGAGCACGCTGAAACCAAGCTCGTACTTGATCCGCGTGATCTCGCTCGTGTGCAGGGCCATCGGTGTGGTGCTCCTTCGCTCAGACGAACGCGGGCTTCACCCACGAGTACGACGCCACGTAGGTGTCGTTCGCGGTGCCGGTGGTGACGCCGACGGTGACGGCGCATCGGGCGAGCGGGTAGCCGTAGACGCTGAGCGGCGCCTCGATCGCACGCGTGACCGTCGCATCGGCGCCGGCCGTGCCGGTGACTTGCGCGGTGTACGTACCGTTCACGGCGTTGGGCGCGCAGTCGATCCACGTGCTCCCGCCGTCGCGGCTGACCTGCCACTTCGGGGTGAGCGTGATGGTGTTGGTCTCACCATCGAGGGCGAGCTCGCAGGCGAGCGTGCCCGGCGTGACGTTGAGCATGTTGACGGTGCCCATCGAGACGACCGTAGTCGCCACGAGGGTGTCGAAGTTGCCGCTGACCGGCTGTTGGTTGGTGAGGTAGCGCATGGTGGTTCTCCTTTGCTTCCTCTCGGATCAGCCCGTGCGGACGCTGACGCCGAAGCGGTTGTCGAACATCTGGAACGCGAGGTACGCGAGCCAGATGACCTTCGCCGTCTCGCCGAAGTTGTCGTCGGTGCTCGGTGCGATGCGCGGTGCTCCGCCCATGCCGAGGCCGAAGATGCCGGGGCCGAAGGCGAGGCCGCGGTTGATCGGGACGCTCGACGAGTTGTTCACCTTGCGGAGCGTGTTGCTCTTGAAGATGTCGAACTT